CAAATTTTCGCAAATGGATGAGCACGGCCACGGTGGCAGAGAAGCAGGCGGCGGCGGACGCCGCGGGTACGTCGCTCGCTCACCTGTATCAGTTGTCGAGCGGCTACCGTTCGGCTTCTGCCGCACTAGCGGCGCGTATTGAAGCGGCAGTCCCCGCTATCAAGCGGGGGGACCTCTCCGAAACCTGCGCCAAGTGCCCTTATTTCAAGGATTGCCATGGGGACGATTGAAGCCGCAAAACACAACTTCAAGGATCTGACGCCTGAGCGTCAGTCGTTAGTCAAGAGATTGCGATACGCGGTAGCAGATGCGGATTTTCGGGGCGATCACGTTCTCGCGGAACTACTTACTGAAACGATCAAGGAGATTGAAAATGGGCCGGGGGAAAGCTCAGAATGCGGCTGAAAAAATTTGCAAGTTCTTGGAGGACGGCCCTGCCACGGTGCAGATGATGGCGTCGCAGCTAGCCTTGCATGCCGATTGCATCGATTTCGCGATGCATCGCTTACGTAAGGCAGGCTTCGTCGAGTGGACCGGCGAAAAGACAATCGTGCGGACAAAACAAGGGGCGAAGTACTGGCGCCTGCGACGCCCGTTCGACCGAAGTATTTTCCTTTCTACTCTATCAGTGAAGAAAGAAAAGCCCATTTTCGAGCTATCGGCGATGGATTCTGTTTTCGCTTCGTGGGTGTCGAAATGAAACCCCTCTTTGCCTTACTTGCGTTGCCTATCGCGGCTCACGCTTCTTGGTTCTCCTATGAAGCCGGGATCGGCGTAACGCAATTCAACACCGAGGATGGTCGGTGGTATCAAGAGGGGTCACCTCACGCCGTCGATGCGCGTTCGCCTTCGTTATCCGCAGGCTTGACTGGGGATCTATACGCCCGCGGTTCATATGGCGTTGCTTGGCATGCGGACTACATCTACCTGGGCACCGTTTCCGCTTCGTGCTCGTGCGTACGTGACGAAAACTATGATACGCAGCACCATATGGCGCGCGGCGGCACGCCTTCTGATTTCACCGGTTCAGGCCACGTGCAGGGCGTGACCCTCACTCTTGAGCCCTATACGTGGTCACATGGTTGGCGATTCGCGGCTGAAGGCGGGGTATTCGGATACGTGCAGCACTGGAATGAGTACGTGCAAGTGCGTGATTGGCCCGCAGAACTGCACGTAAATGCCCCGGGCGGCGTTCATTTCGCTCCGGTTGCGGGGGTATCGATCGGACGCAAGAACTGGTCCCTCGGCTACCGCCATTATTTCCTTAAGCGCAACAATGCCGTCGAGTACCCGCCTTTGTGGAACGACGCAGACGAATTGCGTTTGACCGTCAAGTTCTGATAGACTTTCCTCGTCTCCTTCGTTGTTGTTTGGCCCCTCGCGACCCGGTTCCCCGACCGGGTTTTTTTTTCGCCTTTCGATTTCCGATGAGGAAAAAAGGATTAAGATACGGTTCTCTTGTCCATGAGTGTCCGAACAAGGAGACCAAATGCTCATCGGTATTGAAGACGTTCTGTCGCTAATCCCCATCGCCCGTTCCACGCTGTACCTCTGGATGCAGAAAGAAGACTTCCCCCGCCCGATCCGGATGGGTACTAGAGTGATGTGGAAGAGCGAGGAAATAAACGCTTACATCGATTCCAAGCAAGACAAGCGGGAGGTGTAATGTCCCGTCCAAATTCACTGAAAGTGAACGAGCAGGGTATTCCTGAATCGCTTAAAAGTATTCCGCGCTGGGTTCTGTGGGGCTACGTCCAGAAAGGAGAGAAGTGGACCAAGGTTCCGTTCCAGTTGAACGGCCGCGCAGCCAGTTCGACCGATCCCGCCACTTGGTCATCCTACGATGACACGATCCGCGCTTACAAGGAACTGTCCGGATTCGCGGGCGTCGGGTTCGTATTCAATGGCGACACGGTAACCGGCGGCGACATCGACAAGTGCATCACTTCGTCTGGTGAACTGAACCCGGTGGCGCAAGACGCGCTTTCGTCCATCGGCGGTTACTGGGAAAAATCCCCTTCCGGCACGGGTTTGCATTTCATCACGCGCACCGAACTGGAACGATCGTACGTGAAACCGGGGCTGGAGCTCTACCCCACTGGTCGATTCTTCACGATAACAGGCCACCAGTTCAACGGGCATTCGACCGTGCCGGATGCTCCGGAAGACATTGCGCCTTTCATCGCTCGCCATTTCGTAAAGTCCGATCGCGAGCGGCAGGTATCGGCCGGCAATCCGCTAGACGAGAAACCCATCCTCCAGCGCACGCCGGAACAGATCCGCGCCACGCTGTTCAAGCTCGATCCCGACATGCCGGAACCCGAATGGTTGCGCGTGTGCTGGGGACTGCGTCACCAGACGCGCGGCGAAGGACTGGAACTGTTCCTGGAATGGTCGGCGCTCGGTGCGAAGTTCGACGCGGACGCGGCACGCGATCGGTGGGGGCGTGGCGACGATTCGAAAGGCAACGCCTGTACATGGCTCACTGTCGAGCACATGGCATCCGAAGTCCGCGAACCCATCCGGCCTCATCCGGATGCAACGGATGAGGACAAAGTGCCCTTTGTCGAGGGTTTGCAGTTTGCAGCCGGGTTTGAGGACGTTGAATGGCTGATCGATGACGTTCTTCCGCGCGCCAAGGTCGGCGTTATTTACGGTGCGTCCGGCTCTGGCAAGACGTTCTTCGCGCTCGACATGGCGTGCCACGTGCACGCTGGCTTGCCATGGAGGGATTGCTTTACTGAAAAAGCCGACGTGTTCTATATCGCAGCGGAAGCGGGCCGGGGCATAAAAAAACGCATTGCCGCATGGTCATCCGCTCATCCGGAGCAATCCAATCTGCCGTGGTTCGTGGATTACCAGCCGGATCTGGCGCAGCTAGAATCCGTACGCGATATCCGCGACTCGATCAAAAAGCGCTGCCCGTCCGCCGGCCTGATCTTCGTGGACACGCTGGCGCTTTCCCATTCGGGCGACGAGAACAGCACGAAGGATATGTCGCTCATGCTTCGTAACTGCCAGACCCTGGCTGAAGAGACTGGCGCCGTAGTCATCCTCGTGCATCACACAGGCAAGGATGAGACGAAGGGTATGCGCGGCTCCAGCGCGGTCTACGCCGGCGCGGATTTCGTCTACGAGATCACCTCAGCCGGGAAGGAACACGGGATGCAGATCGACAAGCAGAAGGACGGGGAACGCGGACGGAAGTTCGGGTTCACGCTGCGATCCGTGAATGTGGGCACTACGCCGCGGGGGAAGGTGATCACGTCCTGTTATATCGAGCCGGCCCTGTTCTCGACAAAACGTAAGGAACTGACGATCGAAGCGCAGATTTTCATCATGGATGTGTTCCTGGAAGCGATAGGCATGGAAACCAGTATGACCGAAACGGAACTCGTGGAAGCTGTACGTGAACAGCAACGTAAAAATGACCACGTGCCATCGCAGGCGCACAACATCAAAAAGAGCATAGGTCGCATGGTGAACTCCGGGCATTTCTGTAAGGATGGTGAAAGACTGTCGCTTCCGTGACCTCATCCGGCTCATCCAAACCTCATCCGGATGAGTCGGATGAGTACCACGTTGAAAGCTGTTTGTATTGTAAAACTTACTCATCCGGCTCATCCAAACCTCATCCGGATGAGCCGGATGAGTAAAACACCCTCATCCAACTCATCCGCGCTCTATAGAGCGGATGAGTGGATGAGTTGGATGATCCGGAGTTGGATTTTCAAGACGGGAGAAAACCTTGAAGCTTTCATTTGTAAGAATCCCGCTATGGGCGGAGTCTAAGGTCGAAAAAGTATTCGTTGACCTTGACGATGTTTCGCGGATAGATGGAACAGACGGACACCCTCAATGCGTGATTTACATTAAGGGATATCCGAGAATCGCAGAGATGACGGTTAAAGAACTGATGAGAGTGTGCAAGCCATGAAACACGATTCGCAGTTCTGTGCAGCTTGTGGTGAGGAGTTCACCCGATCGCTGGTGGAAATGGTGAGGCAACGGGTAGCGGTATGCGATTCGTGCTTGGAAGAATTCGAGGAGGATGTTAGAAGGGCCAAGGAGCGGTTGGCGGGCGGGAGTGAAGGGGTAGGGCAGGCGGGCAAGAAAAAAGGCCCTTACGGGCCGTTTTAAGCGGTCAGTAGCTGCGAAGCATTCTTTTGAGGGCATCGTCGGTCAAGCGAACGACAATGGCGGTTGCGATGCCCCACTCCGGCCAGGGCGTGGGCAAGCAGGGTTCGGTCCCAGGAGAGAACAAGGCAAAGTTGCCAGTGTCTACGGCGACGACCATGTGACCGGGATACCACCGACGAAGGTCTTGGAAAGCCATGGTCAATGCACCCGGTGGAAGGTAATGCAATTGGGGTTCAGGGATCGATAGTATTGAGTCTCGTCCTCTTCCAGATCCGCAAGTAAATTTTTCAACTCTGCGGAACCTGACGTTTCCCACAAAGCTACTGGGTTCTCATCGACGCAGACGATGTAACACGTCAGCACCATACAACCTCCTCGTAGTAGATCGTTTCGAAGCACTCATGGATACGATGACCGCCAGCGGTGACGTAATCGACCGAGTGCAGAACTCCGTAGCGCAGATTGCAATAGGTGTGCGTGATCACGGCGGTCTCCATTCCCGCCGAAGCGGGCGCGGTTGTCAGTGCGGGAGGCGGATCATCGAGCGCTCGCCGGACGAGACAAACCCGAAGCGCGCGTAGAACGTCCGCAGACGTTGTGCGGCTTCAGCTTCGTCCTCGTAATAGCTACCGTCCGGAACTAGCGTGAGCGGCACGGCGAGTCGGTCGGCAGTTTCACAAGCTGCTTGCATCGCACGTGTGCCATCTCCGCGCCCCTCGACACCCGCAAGCAACCGGACGATTTCGACGCAATCGCCGCAAACGTCTGTCATCACCTCGCCGTCCGGCACTTGCGCGTACATCGCGTCGCCGATCTGGTCTGCCGAGTTTTGAATTGCGTTCATCGTCATTCCCCTTCGTGATTGCGTTGTCAACGATTCAACTATAGCAGATGCTGCAATGAATGCAAGGAGAGCCTGCAAAAATTTTCGAGTTACGATTAGTGAAACGCGTTTCGCATTATCGAAATTGCACACGTGTGCAAAGGCTTCAGCGATATGTTATATCGTGGCGTGAAATGACCACATGAACGCGCCTTGAAAACATCGATCGCTTTCCCCGACCGATCGGTCGGCTTATAACCGATACCCGAACTGTAAGCTGCTGTAAGGTATCTGTTGTAAGGTTCTATGCAGCTAAGTGATTGATTTCAAACGATTTGTGGCTCACGAATGCGTAAGGATGAGTTGACATAATGAGAGTTATCGACGCATTGCTTGCAGGAGGCTTACGATTCAGGGCTTGGATTCGGGTTTACCCTAACTCTGGGGACCCTCCTCCCTCCCCGGACGGGGTGTTTGATTTTTGAACCCCTTCTCCGCGAACCGTGAACTGTAAAACATGAATACAGCAGTTGCTAGAATGACTCGAGGGCGCAGAAGGACTACACTCCCGTGAGTTCAGGAGAAGCGATATGGGAAACGGATTCGTGAACACTACACCGCTTGTGGTCCAGAGCCCTGAGTGGCGGATTGCGGCGTTCAACGGTGTCTTGATCGATAACACGCAGCTTTCATGAGCCTCACCAATGCGGCGGCACTACGCGTCATCTCAGAGGACCGGGCGCTTGCAAGCGCAATGGTGTTTCCCCACCGGCACCCAAGTGCAAGCCCTGCTTTCCACGTGCAGATCTTGGACGCGTGGCGCAGTGCAGACGAGAAAGTCCTGGTAGAAGCGTTTCGGGGCGGCGCGAAGTCCACGCTTTCCGAAGAAGCCTTGTTGCTTGAAGGGTTGTTCGGGAACTGCCGGTACATCATCATTTTGGGCGAGACCTACACGAAAGCGTGTCAGCGGCTTGAAGCGATGAAGCATGAGGCCCTGCACAACGACAAGTTGCGATCGCTGTTCGGTAAGATACGACTACCCGGCGCAGTGTGGAACGAGTACCAGATGGAGCTCATGAACGGCGTCATGATCGAGGCCCACGGGTGGGAGGAAGAAATCCGGGGCTTCAAGTGGCGCGATGCACGGCCGGATCGCGTGTACTTGGACGACGTGGAGACGAAAGAGCGCGTCAAGGACGAGGCGGCGGTTAAGAAATCCATGCGCAAGCTGTACATGGAAATTATGCCGGCGATGGATCCGGATCACGGGAAGATTCGCGTCACCGGAACGCCCCTTGCAGAAGATTGCATGATCGTGCGGTTACGGGATAACCCGGATTGGACCGCGATTCGCATACCGGTATGTGACGGCGACATCGACGACCCGATGACGCGTAGTGCGTGGCCGGAACGTTTCCCGATGGAGAAGGTGCGCAAGATGCGCGACGAGAACGAGCGAGTCGGGGAGTTGAATAGTTTCTTGCAAGAGTACATGCTCGTCGCCATCGGGTCGGCAGATAAGCCCTTCGATGATGCGCACATCCGGGAAATGCCCTTGGATCCGGCCCCATGGTTGCCCAAGACGGTAATCATGGACCCAGCGCGCACCGCTAACGTCAGCACGAGTGACCGCACCGGCCGCGTGGTCGTGTCCAAGCTCGGAACCACGGTGTATGTGCATGCCTCGGGCGGCGAGTACTGGAAGCCGGACGAGATTATCGCGGATGCGTTCGGCACGTCGGACAGGTACAACGGCGCGATGGTCGCCATCGAGAAGAACTCGTTGGACGAGTGGTTGATGCAGCCGATGCGCGCGGAGATGCTAAGGCGCGGGGTATCGCTACCGCTTAAGGCGTTGCAAGCGCCGCAGGATCGCAGCAAGGAACAGTTCATCATGGGGTTGCAGCCCTTCTTCGAGGCCGGCGATATCGTTCTGGTCGGCGGCAAGGGAGCGCATGCAAAGCTTGTGTCGGAGATACTGAACTTCCCGAGCGGCAAGCGCGACATTCTCAACGCCTTGGCGTACTGCCAGCGTGTCTATTCAGGGATTCCGGTTTATGAAGACTTCGGCCAGTGGAATGTCATCGAGGGCTACGAACCGAGTCAGCGCGATCCGATGGCGCTGTGCTTTGGGTCTTCTGGAAGTGAGACTACGGCTGCATTGGTGGTTGTCGAAGGCGACCGCATGGCGGTGGTTGCCGATTGGGTTTCGCCGGTGGTTCCTTCGCAGGCAGTGCCGGATATCGTGCGACTTGTCCGTGCAGCTTTCCCACGCGCTCGCGTCAATGCTTGGCTCCAGGCGGATGTAATGGATCAGCAAGACCGCATGCCGCTCATGCGGGCGATGAGAGATGCAGGGCTCACACCTATGCGCGGTGCTTACCCCACGATGGCGCGCGGATGTTTGTCTCCGTTGATTCGGACGGAGATGAAGGGCAAGCGGCTCTTCCTGGTGGACACGAGAGCGCACAATACGCTTAACGCAATGGCGCAGGAGTACCGCTACCCAGTGAGCAAGTCGGGGCAGATGGCGCAGGTTCCGGAACTCGGAAGCCACCGGACCCTGATCGAGGGATTGGAATGCGCGGCGCATGCCATTTTGCAAAACATCGGTAATTCCTTGCCGAATGAACTGTTTTCTGCTACAAACGCGCAAGGCGCAAGCTATCTCTCTACTCTCCCTACTCGGAGAAGGTAATCATGGCAATCGATCGAAAAATCACCCCGAAGGCCCCGTCGCAAAGTCCGACGGCGTTCTACCAAAGCAAACAGCAGGGGGGCGCGCACGGTAAGCCCGAGAAGGTTGGCGAGAAACTGAAGGGCGGCCCGATGCGTGAGAAAATGCGCCGCGATGGGCTGTGATTATGAAAAAGCGCAGCGGTAACGGTGCGAATTCGTCCGAGTCTGTCCCGGTCGGACGTTTCTTCGGTCAGACGGCTAAAAAACCAGAACCCGATGATCGTCCGAAGCGCACCCCGGCGGACCGGAACACGGGCACGAAACTCGCAAAGAAACTAGCCGGTAAGGTTATTGGGTAATGGCCCGAAAGAAAAAAGAAGAGAAGAAAGACGAGCAGCCCGTAATCGAGAAAGTCGATTCACGGGCTATCGACGCTGAACGCACGGGCGAAGAGCTAGAGAATTGGGCTGAGGATCAAGGTTCGAAAGCTTACGAAGAAGCCGGAAAGCTCTACTTCAAGATCGCCAAGTGCTATGAGAACAAACAGAAGCAATCGGACGAAGGCGACGAGTTCTGGAACATTTACAACGCTCGCCCGGACGAGAATCAGCAGTACACAGGTAATAGCCAATGCTATATTCCTGCGGTGCGCGACGCGATCAACGCGCGCTGCAAGCGCACGCTCGCGACGCTCTTTCCCGCGAACTACAAGCACGTGGATGCGGTGGGGCCGGCCGATGTGACGCCATACCCCACGCTTGCGCTGTTAGAGCATTACATTCGCCGGATCAACCTCAAGGATATAGTTCGCACCGATCTGTTGGCCGGCGATGTGACCGGGCAATGGACGCTGTATGTGGACTGGTTGCGCACGACGCGCCGAATCACGGAACTGATCAAGAAGCCGCCTATCGTCGAGGTGAACCTCGGCGAAGAGACAGACGAAGTAGAAGACGTAACCATGGACGAAGAGTGGGATCTCGAAGAGAAGGAAATCATCGAGGAAATGCCCGATATCACGCCTCTGTCGGTTGACGATCTTGCGGTGTACCCGCCGACGGTGAACGACCTTGAGCGCGCCACCGCCACCGCGGTGCGCTTGCGCCTATCGAAAGAAGCGGTGCAGCAGTTCATCGACGAAGGAGTCTTCGTCGGGGTAAACGCCAAGGAAGTGGTGGAGAACCTGTCGGAACCCGACGGTGGTCGTCAGAAGCGCGTTCCACAGAAGCGACGCACGGCAGATGCGGGCGTGCGCACGGAAGGCACGTACAAGTATGCGCTGATCTACGAAGTCCACACAGATTTGGAACTGGAAGAAGGAAAGGGCAAAGAGCCCGTCTTCATCTACTATGCCGGCCCGAATGTCATCCTTGGGATTATCCGTAACCCGTTTTGGAGTAAGAAACGGCCGATCATCTCCGCCCCCGTGGAACGAATTCAGGGCTCGTTCTTTGGAATCTCGCGTGTCGAACCGGTCAAGTTCCTGCAATGGAACTTGAACGACTACTGGAACATGGGGCAGGACTCGGCGCAATATGCGTTGCTGCCTATCGTCATGACGGACCCGCTCTCGAATCCGAACTACCAGTCAATGGTCATGGGTCTGGCGGCGGTATGGTTGACCGATCCGCAGAAGACACAGTTCGCGCAGTTCCCCGCGATCTACAAGGACGCGGTGGCCTTGTGTCAGGCTATAAAGGCGCAAATCAACGAGAGCATGGAAGTCAACGACGCCATGCTTGGCAAGATGCCCGCTGGCCGAAAGAATCAAGCCGCCGCCGCCGCTCAGGCGCAAGAACAGCAATCGAATATCATCGATCATGCGAAGCGGTATGAAGGAACGATGCTGAATCCGCTGATCGAGCGGATTTTCGAACTCGATCGTCAATTCCGCACGAAAGAACTTACGGTGGTAACGATGGGGGAAGTTGGGGCGCGGGCAAAGCAGCAAGAGATTCCCGTGCAGGCGTTCAACGAGCGCTATTTCTTCCGGTGGTGCGGCACGCAGTACCAAGCCGGCTTGCAGCGCATGCAGCAGATGATCGCGTGGATGAACGTATTGCGCGGCATCCCTCCGCAGCAACTGGACGGTCGGCGCCTCAACGTCGGTCCGATTCTAGAGTATGGCACGGAGCAGATTTTCGGGCCGGAACTTGGTCCGCGTATCCTGATCGATGAGCGCAACCTGTATCATGTAGACCCGGAAGACGAAAACTTGATGATGCACAACGGCATGCCTGCTAACGTCCATCCAGCAGACGATGATCAGAAGCACATTGCGACGCACATGCGCGGCGCGACGCTGACGGGCGACCCGCACGGTCTGTACCGCGCGCACATTGAGGCGCACCAGAAAGCGATGCAGCAGAAGATGATGCAGAACCAACCGCCGCCTCAAGGGCAGCCGGGGGTGCCCGGCGGTGCCGGTCCGGGAGTGCCTGGGTCACCGAGGCCAGGGGCTGTACCTGGACAGCCGCGCCCGCAAGGCCCGGCGGGGATGATCCATCCTGATACCGTAGCCGATCCGATGATGGGTCCGAGGTAAGAAAAATGGCAGATCAATTTCAACTGACGAATTCGGTTCTTCAGATTCTGGGCTCAATGTGTGATCCTGCTTCTTTGAAACAGGCGCTTCTGACGTTGGCGAATCAAACGCAGACGGGATTGAATACGCTCTCGACGCAATCGCAAACACCGGGGGGAAACGCGGGCGGCGACTTGTCCGGCACTTACCCGAACCCGACAGTTGCGAAGATAGCGGCACTTCTCAGTTCATATAACGGGGTGCCGACAGTCGCGAACGGAGTTCCCGCTGAATATGCCCAACTCAATCTGGTCAACCAGAACGCGAACATTGCATCCGCGACACTGTACGCTGTGCCTTCCACGGGGGCGGGATTCTATCGCGCGACATGCTACGCAGTAGAAACGACGCCGGACGGTGCTTCATCTACGCTGCCGAATATCGGGATTGGGTGGACGGACAGTGATTCTGGGGTAGCGCTTCTCGCGGGCACAGTTACATCGACGAATACTGCAAACGCAGCGGGGGCGTTCGGGCAAGGAATTCAAGTTTTCTACGCAAAAGCTTCTACGAACATCACGTATCAGACTAGCAACTACGCTTCCGGTACAGCCGGCGCGATGAAGTATGCGGTTCGTATCCGATTGGAGTATCTGGGATGAGTTACGTAGCGAAATGCACCCCGTGGGGCACGATCCGGACGGGCTCTCATTTTCAGCGTCTTTCAGCCCTAGAGAAAGAGGCAGTGATCGCACATGAAAGGGCGCATATTCGAAACCACGACGCGATTAAGCGCTTGTGGTGGTTGGTGACTCTTCAATACTTTTTCCGTTTCGAGACAGTTGCCGCGCGTTGCCGCGCACAAGAGTTTGCCGCGGACCAGTACGTGAAAGAATGCGGGCTCGCCCCGTGGCTCGTGATATTTCTTGCTCGTGGGAATGCCGCCGGCGATGATTTCCATCCTTCGGTAGAAGAACGCGTGCGGGCTCTCCATGGCTGACACATTCAATATCGTCCCGCCTGTCGTACGGGCAGAAGGTAAGGACGTGCCTCCGGAGCAAATCCAGGCGGGGTTCAACACGCTCACGCGCGCAGTCAACGGCGCGCTGAATCAAATCGTGGGTACGCCCGAGCCGCCTAGCGGCCCTGCGGGCGGTGATTTAGGTGGAACGTATCCGAACCCTTCCGTGGTAGCGGTGCATGCAACGACCGGCACAGAAAGCGGAGTCGCGCATACTTCTTGCACGATCGACAGTTCGGTGATCGGCGGCACAATACCGGCTGCCGGTCACTTCACGACGTTGGACACGACGACGCCTATTGCGATTTCTTCAGGCGGTACAGGTGCAGGAACCCAGGCAGCCGCGCTTACGGCGATCCTCGGTGCTTCGTTGATTCCGATTGCTAACGGCGGCACGAACGCATCGACGGCCGCCGGCGCGAGGACGAATCTCGGGCTCGGCACGCTCGCTACTCAGAACGCGAACAGCGTTGCAATCACGGGCGGTACGGTTGACGGAACGCCAATCGGGCAGACCACGCCGGCGGCCGGCGCCTTTACTACGCTGACTTCGACAGGCGGCGCGGTAAATGGAACAGTGGGCGCGACGACGCCGAACACGGGCAGCTTTACGACATTGGCGGCTAGCTCCACCGTGAGCGGTACGGGTTTTTCGACATATCTTGCTTCGCCCCCCGCAATCGGCGGAACGGCGGCTAACGCGGGTAGTTTCACTACCCTTTCGGCCAGTTCCACCGTGAGCGGTACGGGTTTTTCGACATATCTTGCTTCGCCTCCCGCAATTGGCGGCACAGCGGCAAATACAGGTGCATTCACGACGCTCTCTGCCAGTTCCACCGTGAGCGGAACAGGATTCACAGCCCGTTTCGCATCTCCCGGCCCAATCGGCAATACATCGGCGAGTACAGGAGCTTTCACGACGCTTGCGGCATCTAGCACTATCACGCCTTCCAGCACGGCAGGTATTGTCGGCACAACGACGAACGATAATGCAAACGCTGGAAGCATTGGTGAGTACGTAACGAACACGGCAACGGCTGTATCGGTGACGAGTTCAACAGCGGCGAATGCTACCAGCATTTCTTTGACGGCGGGGGATTGGGATGTAACAGGTGTTTTACGCTCTAATCCAGCGGGCGGTGTCTCTATTTCGCAGCAAATTGAAGGCATTTCTACCACTTCCGCGACGCTGGGCGCATTCGGGACTTTTACGAATGATACTTATTCGCCGTCGGCGGGCACGGGTGAAACACACCCCACGCCCGTGGTTCGGATAAGTATCGCGGCTACCACGACGGTGTACTTGGTTACGACAATGGTATTTACGGGCGGTACGCTAACAGTGGACGGCCTGATACGCGCGCGTCGCGTGCGTTGACTTTTAGGTGTAGATAACATATAACCGGCGAAAGCCTGAAATGAGGTTCATCATGCGAAAAATCAGCAATTTCTTGTGCCCCAGCATCGCAGGCGCTACGCCTACTGTGCTTGATATTGGCGCAATGCCGGATCAAGTAGGACTGATTACCGCGCTTAGCTCCATTAACCCGTGGCCTGCTACTGCTTATAACGCCGCTACGAACACGACGGGTTTCACAGCGACGCAAGCGCAAATCATGTCGGCGCAAGACACGGTGCTGAATCTTACCGGTACGCTCGGCGCTGGCGCCGCGCTCACGCTTCCCACTGTTGCTGTGCTGCTCGCGACGCTTACACCCTCGCAAGCTGTAGTCGGGTCCGCCACTCTTCTGCGCGTTATCAACAGTTCAGGCGGCGCGTTTGCATGGACTGTTACTACGTCCACGGGCTGGACGCTTAACGGTACGATGACCGTGGCGCAAAACACATGGCGCGATTTCATCGTCACATTGACGAACGTCGGCGGCACGCCTACGGCTACGCTCCAGGCTGTCGGTACGGGTACGCAATCGTAAAGAGGAAAAAGTGAAAAACTCACTTCTTGCAAAACTTCTGGCCTATCTGTTTCCGGGGATTGACGGAGAAAACGATGATCCTGTTGATACTGGAAATGATGACGCGGGCGGTTCCGATGATGCTGATGATTTGGACCTTCCTGACTTTGACGATAGCGAACCTCCTGCTGCGTCTGCCCGCGCACCGCGTGATGATCGCGACGAGCGTTTGGCTCGCCTGGAAGCTGAAGTTGAGCGCCGGGGCCGATTGGCAGAAGAAGCCCGCCGCAGCGCCGCAGCGCCCGTAGATACAGAGTTTCAACGCGAAGAAGAGCGTCTACGCTCGCCGGACACGACAGACCTCGAACGGTGGCAGATTCAGAGTAATCGCACGCTGCGCGCTACGCAACAGCAAGCTCAGCAAGCGATGGTGCAGGCCCAGGATATGATGGACCGCGCCAATTTCCAGAGCAAGGCGGCAAGCGATCCACGGCGCACGAAATACGAATCTCGCGTGGAAGAAGCAGTCGCGCAGGAACGCGCCGCCGGGCGCATTGCCTCTCGCGAAGCGGTCTACTACTACATGCTTGGCAAGGATATTGCCGAAGGCAAAGTCAAGAGTAAGCCGAAAGCCGTATCGAGCGCGCCGGCAGTGCCGCGGGGCAAATCGCCAGCGGTTCGCAGCGACGTACAGGGTCGCGGGCGACCGAACAGTGAAAAAGACAAGCTGCGCGCTCGTCTTGAGAACATGAATATCTGATCAATCCCAGGGAGGGACCATCATGAAAAGCAGCAAAATCGCCCTTCTTTGGGGCTATATGTTTCCGGGCGTAACTAACCAGTCCACCAGTTTTACTGCGGACGTTGAAGCCTTCATCCAGGAAGAAGTAGAACCTTTGGCCCGCCGCCAGTTGGTTGCGTACCAGTTTGGCAAACCCCTCCGCCTGGATACGAACCGCGGCACCACGTACACGGCTTCGCGCTATCAGCGCCTGCCGTTGCCGTTCGCGCCGCTTCAGGAGGGCGTAGCGCCCCCTGGCGAAGCGATGACATTGCAACAGGTTTCGGCCACGGCGCAGCAGTGGGGCGATCGCGTCATCATTACGGACGTGGCAAACCTGACCATCAAGCACCCGCTGTTTCAGCAAGCGTGCGAACTAGTCGCACTCCAGCTGCCGGAAACGCTGGAACGTAACACCATGAATACGCTCATGGCGACGACGCAGGTCAACTACGCGAACGGCAAATCGTCGCGCGCGAACCTGCTCGCCACAGACGTGATGACTCCGCACGAGAACAACCGCATCGTCGGCTCGTTCCTCACGTACGGCGTGCCGCGTTTCATGGGCGATGAGCGCGAAGACATGATGATCGAAGCGGGCGCTTACCGTGATCCGTCGAAGTCGCCTGCGGTCATGCAACACTACGTTGCGCTTATTCACCCGTTGTCGGCTCAGGACATGCGCGAGAACACGACCGTGGTCAATGCGTGGTCGTATAGCGACGTGAATCGCCTGTATAACAACGAGCTCGGCCCGTTTGGCGGCGCGCGTTTCGTCGAATCGAACATGATTCCGTACTTCACGGGCGCGGCTGCGATCCAGGGTACCGCCAGCGCTTCGGGCGGCTCACTCGCCACGAACGCAGGGTATCAAATCATCGTGACGGCTGCCC